AACGAAAAGTCATTACGACAACAAGCGATGAAGTGACTGAAGAAGTCGTTACTGAAGCGATTAGGCTTCATATGAGCAAGCTAGTCAAGAATTATGTTGAAAGTGAGGATATGTATCTCTCACAACATGAAGTCTTGAAGATGACAAAAAAAGATAGTTGGAAGCCAGACAATCGTCTGGTTTTTAATTACGCCAAATACATCGTCGATACGTTTACAGGTTATCAAATCGGTGTTCCTGTTAAAATCAAGCACGAAGACAAAACTGTGAATAAATTTGTCGCCGATTTCCGTAAGATTAACGATATGGAAGATTCAGAGTTTGAACTTGCTAAGATGTCTAGTGTGTTTGGTCATGCGTTCATCTACGTGTATCAAGACGAATACAAGCAGACTAGAGCGACTTATAATAGTCCAATCAACATGTTCATCGTGCATGACAATAGCATTGAAGAACGTCCGTTATTCGCAGTAAGGTACACGTTCAACGAGAATAGCCAGAAAGGTATTGGGCAAGTTATCACGAACGACGAAGTGATTGACGCTACGTTTTCAACTGGCGGATCAGTAAGATTCGGTGAGCGTACTGAGCACATCTATAGTTCTATTCCAGTTGTTGAATTGATTGAGAATGAAGAGCGACAAAGTATTTTTGAAAGCGTAAAGACCTTAATTAATGCTTTGAATAAGGCAGCAAGCGAGAAAGCGAATGATGTGGATTATTTCGCAGACGCTTATTTGAAAGTGTTGGGTGTCGAACTTCAAGAAGAAGATGCTAGTCAAATCAGAGAGAATCGGATTTTCAATCTTTGGAAAAATGGTGATGGACCATTGCCTGAAGTGAATTTCCTTGAGAAACCAAGTTCAGACACAACTCAAGAGAACCTTATTAGCTTACTGAAAGAGTCTATTTTTGCTATTTCTATGGTTGCTAATATGTCAGAAGCTGAGTTTGGAAATTCATCTGGTACTGCTCTTGCTTTTAAACTGCAAGCAATGGATAATCTTGCTCGCATGAAAGATAGAAAGCTACAATCTGCATTTAATCGCTTGTATCAGATTGTGTTCAGTGTACCTTTGACAACAGTCTATGAGGATGCGTGGGCAGGCTTGACCTATACATTCACTAGAAACGTGCCGAGAAACATTCTTGAAGAAGCGCAGATTGTCGGACAGTTATCTGGACAAGTGTCAGAAGAGACTAAGCTATCTGTTCTGTCTATCATCGATGATCCAAAGACGGAAATTGAGAGAATGGAAAAAGAAGAGGAAGCTATGGGCGACCTTGAAACTCGTTTAGAAAAACAAAAAATCTACTCAGATGCTGAAATAGATGAAAGTCAGAAAGTTATAGCAGATGTTGACCAATAAGTATTGGGAAGATAGGTATCGTGCTGAAGAAAAGGCTAGAGAACTAGCAGATAAGAGAGTAGCTTATCAATTGCATGGTGTCTATCAGCAACACGCTAATAACATTCAGAAAGAAATCGATAGTTTTTGGCAAAGATACGCTGATAAAGAAGGTATCACGAAGCTAGAGGCTAAACAGAGAGCAGATAGGCTCGATATGGTCAATGTTGAGTTCAAAGCTAGACAGTTAGTTGAACGTGCTAATCGTTTAAGGCAGCGTGGTCAGAAAGTAACGAGCGAGGATTTTACGAAGGCAGAAAACGACTTGATGAAACTCTATAACCTGAAGATGAAAACAAGTCGTCTTGAAGTGTTACAAGCGAATATCAAGCTACACCAATATGATTTAGCTTTGAACGAGTTTGAAATTATAGATAAGCATTTGACTGAATCAATCAGACGAGAGAATCTGTTTAGTGCTGGTGTTTTGAATATGACGATCGGTAGTTTCGAAGCTTCAAAAGTGTCTGCTGACTCTATTGTGTATGCTAATTTTAACAATGCGACGTGGTCGTCTAGAATTTGGGAAAGACAGAGCGAACTAAGAGACATTGTTAAGAAAGGTGTCGCTGATACCGTGTTAAGAGGTAAAGGCACAAATGTTCTGATTAACAATCTTAGGAAAGAGTTTGATGTCTCGTACGGCTACGCCAGACGGCTGGCAGTAACAGAATCTGCAAGGGTGTACTCAGAAGCTCAGAAAGCTAACTATGAGGCTAATAGCGTTGAAGAGTTTGAAATCATGACTGAATTAAAAGCGTGTCAGATTTGCCAACCATTCAACGGGAAGATATTTAAAGTATCTGAGTTGGTTCCAGCATTGAACGCACCACCGTTTCATCCTAACTGTCGATGTACGACAGTACCGCATTTTAGGAAAAAGCAGAGCAATGCTGATGAACAAATGGTTTTTAATATCGATTTCCCAGATTACATTAAAAAAGTATTAGATAATGAATTTTCGATAAAAGGTCAAAATGTTGTTTTACGTAAAGAACGATTAGACCACATTTTGGAAGGCCATTCAGATATTGGAACTGATGTACCTGATGTATTAAAAAGAACTATACTGGAACCGGACTTAATTTTAAAAGATAATAAAAACGTTCAGACAGCTATGTTTGTAAAAAAAGATAGTATAAACCTAGTAAACACAATCGTTAAGTTGTCAAATGCAAATAATTACGATAACTCAGTGATAACAGCATTTAGAATATCTGATAAACGATATAACCGTTTGTTAAAAAAGAACACTGCTTTACTTAAACGAGATGATATGTTATAATTAGAGCAATTAGAAGTGGTGAAGTAGAGATTTAGTGTTCCTACGCACCCATGAGGTAGAAGAGATGGCGGGACAGACACACCGCCCACTGCTCTAATTAGCATCTATGTACAAGCATAGGTGCTTTTTTTATAAAACCTAACCGTATGGAATCCCGTACGGTTTTTATATTGTCCGAACTTTGATGACGTTAAAAGCCAAGGATATCAGTCCACTCGGACTTAAAAGGAGGGCCTAAATGGCAGAAGAAGTAAAAGAAGATGTGTTGGAAATCGAAAAGGAAACAGTCGACAATCCTGAAACGGTTGAAGATGCACCGAAAACATTCACTCAAAGCGAAGTTGATGATCTAATCAAGAAACGCTTGGCTAAACAAGAAAAGTCATTCGACAAACGAATGCAAGAAAAACTTGATGAAGCTGAAAAGTTACGCAAGATGAACGAGAGTCAGAAAGCTGAGTATGAGCAGGAAAAGCAAAAAGCATACATTGCTGAACTGGAAGCTAAAATCAATCGTAGCGGACTTGAACGAGAAGCTTCTAAAATGCTCTCTGAGGGCGGTATTGCAGTTGATGATAAAATCCTAGGTCTTGTTGTTAAAGATACTGCAGAGAACACGCAGGAGGCTGTAGAAGGCTTTGTTGCATTAGTGAATGAACTTGCTGATAAAAAGGTCAGCGAGAAACTAAAAGGTAAGACACCGAAGAAGATGGAAGACACTTCAGCTGGTGAGATTACCAAAGAACAATTTAAGAAGATGGGTGTTCGCAGTCGTAACGAATTACTAGAGCGTGACCCTGAACTATATCACAGACTGAGAGGATAAAATTTTATGGTAAGAGGAACAACAAAATCAGCACACGTTATTAAACCTGAAGTTATGGCAGACATGGTGTCTGAAAAACTTCCTGCAATGATTAAATTTACACCTTTGGCATATGTCGAAACCGAATTGGTTGGCGTTCCAGGAGATACGTTGACAGTCCCAAAATGGACATACTCAGGAGATGCGACTGATATCGAAGAAGGAGAAGCTATCCCTGTTGACCAAATCGGTACTAAAAAACAAACGATGACAATCAAGCAGGCCGGTAAAGCGATAGAAATCACTGACAAGGCTGCTTTGACTTCTCATGGAGATATCTATTCAGAAACAGCACGACAAATTGCTATGGCTATTGCGAATAAAGTGGATAATGATGTTATCACTGCCGCAAAAACGGCTACACAAAACATCACAGAAGCTCCTGTTTCTGTAACTAACATTGATAAAGCGTTGTCGATTTTTGACGATGAAGATGATGCTAAATATGTAGCGTTGATTAGTCCTAAAGACGCTATCAAACTTCGTGCAGATGCTGGACAAAACTGGCTCCGTGGTTCTGAAATCGGAGCGGATATTATTGTTTCTGGGACTTTCGGTGAAGTAGCTGGCGTGCAAATCGTCCGTACTAAGAAAGTTGAGGAAGGAAAAGGATACTTGGTGAAAGTCTCTCAAGATCCTTCTGATTCAGAAGACGAAGAAAAATATGGAGCATTTGTTATCAACCTAAAACGTGATGTTGAGGTGGAGAAAGACCGCGATATTTTGAAGAAAACAACAGTATTTTCTGGCGATGAATATTATGGTGTCTATCTCTATGATGATACTAAAGTCGTTAAATTCGGAGGTGCTTAATGGGAATGATGTTGCGACGACATCATCCTAAAAAGCCTGCTGAAACTGAAGCTATTAATTATAGCGACTTAACGGTTAAAGACTTAAAAGATATTGCTAAAGAGCGCAATATCGAAGGTTATTCAACATTGAACAAAGAGGACCTTATCGCAGTATTGGAGGGATAATATGGCAAATATCACTCAAGCAAAGATATTGCTAGGGATTGAGGATAATCTTCAAGATAAGTTACTGACAACCATAGCAATGTTAACAACTGCTAATTTTTTAGCCTATGCAGGCGTGGATGATGTCCCAGAAGGCCTTGAGTATATCATTACCGAGGTCATTATTAAACGATTTAATAGGATAGGTGCTGAAGGGATGAGTAATCATTCCCTGGAAGGCACGTCTATGACATTTAACTCTGATGATTTCAAAGAATACGATAGTGTGATTAAGCGTGTTTGCTCAAAAACTTTTAATGCGGGGTTTAAGATGCTATGAGATATAACGATAGAGTGGAGATTATCACTAAGAAACAAGAAGAGTATGATCCAGAGACAGGCGAATATACTTCTAGTGAAGATGAAAAGTTGATTGTTCCAGTTCATGTTATGGACTTGGGTATCGATAAGCAAGTCGCAGTTTTTGGCGAATATAAACGAGGTTCAAAAGTGATTTATTTCCAAAATGCACCTAAAATCGCATTCACTTATCTCAATTATCGAAAAGAGCGATATAAATGCAGAGCAGACAAGCAGTCTGGGAGAGTATTCTATCTAGAAAAGGATAACTCTATTGGGTAGCTTACGATTTGAATTAAAAGGCCTTGATAAACTTCAAGCTAAACTTCAAAGAGTCGCTAAAATGGAAGAGGTTGAGCATATCATTGAAAAAAATGGTGTAGCTATGCAGAAAAAAGCAGTTACCAACGCTTCCAAGTTTAGAGGTCACTATGAGGGCAGAGGTCAAAAAAGGCGATTTGTTAAACCGACAGGAGCTACTAAACGCTCTATCTCTGTTAACAGTAGCAAGGTAGATAGGTTTAAGTATAGAGTAGCACCAGGTACTGATTATGCTGCATATGTTGAGTTAGGAACTCGCAAAATGAGCGCACAACCGTTTATCAAGCCAGCTTTTGATGATCAGAAAAAGATTTTTAAAAATGATTTAGAAAGGTTGGTTAAATGAAATCAAGAGAGCAAGCAGTTTTTGACAGCGTATTTAAACGTTGTCTTTTTTTAGGTTACAAAACGTACGATTATAAACCAGACGATAACGTGCCTTATCCATTCGTTGAGTTGGAAGATACTACTTCCATACTCGTTCCAAACAAAACGGATGTGAAAGGTACTGTAGAGTTGGTCTTGTCGGTGTGGAGCACACGAAAAAAACGCAAACAAGTATCAGATATGTGTTCGAGTATCTTAGCTGAAGCGATGAAGATTAGTGAGGCAGATGGCTATCATCTAGCTTTAAACATCTCGCAGTCTACAATATCGCTTTTTGACGACAACACGACAGTCGAACCGCTGAAACGTGGTCGTGTTCGTTTAGTATTTACAATTTTATAAAAGAAAGAGGATAAAAAATGCCAATTGCAAAAAAAGGGATTGACAGTATTCTATTGTTCCGTTTGCTAAGTGAAGCAAGCAAAGCAGACGGTGCTAAATTAGCATTCCAAACTGAACACTCATCTGAAAAGAGCCGTGACGCTAACTCAGTCAAAACTAAAGACGGTGTTCTTCAATCTGTTGGTGGTATTGAGGTTTCTATCACTGCTACAACGATCATGGCAGAAGATGATGAACTTGTCGCTAAACTTGAAAAAGCAATGGACAAGGGTGAACTTGTCGAAGTTTGGGAAATTGAGAAGAATGCCAAGAAACAAGGGGACAAATACGAGTCAGTGTACTACCAAGGTTACTTGACATCATTCAAGAAAACTAAGAATGCTGAAGATTTGATTGAATTGGAGCTAGAAATTGCAGTAAATGGTACTGGTGTCAAGGGATATGCTACTCTGAATGCTAGCCAAGCTGAAGTGGTTCAGTATGAGTTTGCTGACACTACTAAAACAACAACTAGCTCACCAAGTCCTGTAACTTCAGTTTCTGGAGTGCCTGGTATTGGTGGGTAGAAATTAAGAGAGGTTCATGCCTCTCTTTTTTATTGTATTTTTTAGAAAAAAGGAGAAACAACAATGCAATTAGTAATCAAAGATAAAACTTACAACGTTAAATTCGGTGTTAAATTCGTTCGTTCACTTGATAAGGCTTATCCAATCGAACAACAAGGTTTGAAATTCGGCATGGCTCTATCTGCTAAAATTCCTGAATTGTACGCTAAGAACATCGCTTCATTAGCCGATGTTATCTACCACGGAACAGTTACAGAAAGCCCACGACCTTCCTTGGTTGATGTTGAAACATTTGTTGAAGAGCATGAAGATTTAGAGCAATTGTTTGATGATGTACTTAAAGAGTTGAGTGAGTCAAATGCGGGTAAGTCTTTGATGTCGGAGATGAACCAAGGTCTCAAGAAATAGTTGAGAAATCATCTCTTGAAACGTTTGAGGAAATCATTATAAATTGTGTCCGATTTCTGAATATCACAGACATGAACGAGATTGGTCGTATGACAATGTATGAGTATGATTTGTTAATGACTGGGGTATTGTTGAGGAAGCAAGATGAAGATGAACTCTTACATCGCTCTGCTTGGCTGTCTAGACAGGTAGAAGCTACGAAATCGGACGGTAAAACTCCTTTGTATAGAAAGTACAGTGATTTTTACAAGAAAAAAGGTACTACGAAACATAAGTATCAACTCTCAGAGAAAGAGAAACAACTCTTACTGAGAGCAAATATGTAACGAAAGGAGGTATATAATGGCAGAAACTTATTCAGTCGAGGCGGTACTGACTGCGGTCGACAAAGGAATGAGTTCTACTTTGAACGGACTACAGAAAGCTATTAACGGACTTCAAAAGACATCATCTGCATTTGATACGGTTTCACAAAAGAGTGGCTCTATGTTCAAATCTATGCTGGGGGCTAACTTGGTCAGTTCAGCGATTGGTTCAGCAGTTGGCAGCATTAAAGGCTCTTTAGGTGAAATGGTCGGAGAGTTGAATAGTTCCAAGAAAGCATGGGACACGTTTGACGGAAACCTTAGTAAGCTAGGTTGGGGGAAAGACCAAATCAACGAAGCTAAGGAAGCCATGCAGGACTACGCTACCAAGACTATCTACTCAGCTTCAGACATGGCAAGCACATTCTCACAGATGGCTGCAATCGGTCGTCAAGATAGTGGCCAGCTAGTTGAGGCTATGGGTGGTCTTGCTGCATCCGCTGAAAATCCTAAACAAGCGATGAAATCTTTGTCTCAACAAATGGTGCAGGCTCTAGCTAAGCCAAAAATCACTTGGCAAGACTTCCGTGTCATGATGGAACAGGCACCAGCAGGTATGAGTGCGGTAGCCAAAGAAATGGGGTTGTCACTGAATGAATTGATTACCAAAATCCAGGCAGGACAGGTTAAAACCGAAGATTTCGCTGAAGCATTTAAACGTGCTGGGATGTCTATGCAGGACATGGCCACAAACTATAAGACAATTGACCAAGCGTTAGACGGTTTGAAAGAAACGTTAGCGAATAAACTCAAGCCAGCTTTTGACGCGTTGTCTAAGGCTGGTATCAAGGCTCTTGAAGCAATTATGAATCAGCTTGATAAGATTGATTTTAAGAAGTTAGCAACGGGTCTTGAAGAGGTTCTAAACAAGATTGATTTTAATGCAATTGTTGAGAAAATATCGTCATTCGTGAGTACATCTGTTGCTAAAATCAAAGAATTTTGGCAAGGTTTCTCAAATACAAGCGCAATCGCTGACTTTAAGAAGGCCTTGAGTGAAGTTTGGGAAGCTATCAAGAAAGTAGCGTCAGCACTTTCTGGTGGCGATATGGCTTCTTTTGGTGAAAGGATTGGTAAAGGTCTAAGCATAGCTTCTCAGGCTATCCAGTCGTTCGCTAAAGTAGTTCAAAGTCTAAGTCCTGAACAGATACGAGCGATAGCGTCTGCGTTTCTTGCATTTAAGACTGCTCAAAGAACAACAAAATTAGCAACAGATTCCTTAATTGGGCTTAGAAGTGCAGTAAGTACCACTAAGAATGTTTTCGGTGGAATGCAAAGTGCTACAAGAGTAGGGACTGCTTTATTTGGTATTGCTAGAGGTTCTAAGGCTGCAAGTTCAGCCTTGTATTTTATGTCTGAGACTTCAACGCTTGCTAAGGTTGCATTAGGCGGTCTGAATATCTTCAGTAAAATAGGCGGATGGATTGGTCCAGCAGTTACTGCGATAATTAGTTTTCTAGGTCCTGTTGGTTTAGTGATTGCTGCAATAATCGCAATAGCTGGAGCATTCGTTTTTCTTTGGAACAAATCTGAAGCGTTTAGGAATTTCTTCAAAGGTCTTTGGAATGGCATTGTTAATGTCGCTTCAAGCGCTTGGAAAAAAATCCAAAGTGCGTGGAGTGGTTTGGTAGAGTGGTTCACTAATTTGTGGAATAGAATCAAAGAAACGGCTTCTAATGCTTGGAATAGCTTTTTAGAAAAAGCGAAACCAGTAATAGATGCTATTAAATCCGCATGGAATACTATTTCAGAGTTCTTCTCTAATCTTTGGTCAGGAATTAAATCCTTTGCTTCAGATGTTTGGAATAGCTTCTTAGAGGGTGCTCGTCCTATTGTTGAAGCTTTAATGAATGTTTGGAATGCTTTAAAAGATTTCTTTTCAGCTTTGTGGGGTGGAATTGTTTCAGTAGCTACAACGGTTTGGAATGGAATCGTTGAAGTAGTGATGCCAATCATTGAAGCTATCAAAAATGCTTGGAACGGTTTAGTTGAATTCTTTACCAATCTATGGAATAGTGTTACAGATATTTCTACGAATGCATGGAATGGATTTGTTGATTTTTTGAACCCTATCGTTGAAACAATCAAAAGTTTGTGGACCGGTTTCTCTGAGTTCATGTCTACTATCTGGAATGGTATCGTAGATGTTGCAACGACAGCGTGGAATATGCTTCAGCCGGTCATTGAGACGGTTTGGACCACTATTCAGCAATTCATCACAAGTGCTATCCAAGTTATCCAAAACGTGATTACGACAGGAATGCAGATTGTCCAAGGAGTATGGAATGCAGTTTGGACTGTATTCACTACAATTGTTCAGACTGTTTGGACAGTCATTTCAACAATCATTTCAACGATATTAAATGTAATAGCAGGTATTATCAACACAGTTACATCTATTATCAAAGGCGACTGGAGTGGTGCATGGGAAGCTATTAAAGGCGTTGCGCAGACTGTTTGGGAAGGCATTAAATCAGTCATCTCAACGGTAATCAATGCTATTAGTACTATTATTGGTACGGTTTTGGGAATAATTAAAAATACTGTAACAACGATCTGGAATGGTATTAAAGATTTCATTTCAAATACTATCAACAATATCAAAGGCACTGTTATCAATGTAGCTAATTCATTAAAAGATGGATTCCTAAATGTGTTGGATTCGTTAAAAAATGGAGTCTCTAACGCTATTGAAGCAGTTAAAGGCTTCTTTAACAGGTTGTGGAACATTGATTTAAGCGGTGCTGGTCGTGCAATTATGGACGGATTCTTAAATGGTTTGAAATCTGCTTGGAGCGCGGTCACTGATTTTGTTGGTGGTATCGCTAGCTGGATTGCGGAACATAAAGGACCTATCTCGTACGACCGTAGATTGCTGATTCCAGCTGGTCAAGCTATCATGGGTGGCTTCAATACTGCTTTAATGAGTGGCTTTGAATATGTCAAAGGCAATGTGTCCGGAATGGCAGACGGTATTCGTTCGATGTTTGACGATGCAGGTTCTAGAGTTTCAGCAATGTCTAATGCGTTGCAGGGTGATTTCTCTAACAACGTATCTGGTACATTATCAGCTACTTATGAAGTCAACCAAACAAAAGAGCCAGCTATTATTAACCTCGCTCTTGGTTCAAATGATTTCAGAGCATTTGTTTCTGACATTTCAAATATCCAAAATAAAGAAGAAAGGATAAGATTGAAGGCTCAAAGTCTTTAATTGGTAATCTAGATGTATAATTTTCAAGATACAATCAGAGGCACGCCAACATTTAACTCTGGCCTAGAAGTTCGATTTGGTGATGTGAGCCTCAATCGAGAAATGAATAACGAGGACGGAACGTTCTTTGTGGCCAATACCACAGGACGTGATGTCCTTGATTTTCATCATGAAACCGCAACTATCAAAGGCCGAGACGGTCAATATCTCTATGGTGCGACTTATAAAGAGCGTGAGATTGAGATACAGGTTAAACTAACAGGCTTTACTGATTCAGGCATGCGGAAGCAGTACGAGCGATTAAATCGCTTGTTGTTTTCTCGCCAAGCCAAGAAATTAGTGTTTGGTGATGATTCTGAAAGATACTACAAGGCTATCTTTTCAAAAGTTAAGAAACCGGAACTAGAAGATGCGAATGATACAGTTATCAAATTGCATTTTATTTGTCACGACCCGTTCAAGTATACCGAACCTAAAACTGCAACAACCAATAAGATAACGTATAATGGAGACTTTCCAACAGAGCCAATCTTGAGACTAACAACGCAAGCAGGTTCTGAAATTCGTATCTTACATCTTGAGACTCAGAAGTATATCAGATTGAAGGCCACTTACATTCAAGGTTCAAATCTACTTGTTAATTGTGAGACTAGAGAAATCAAGTTGAATGATAGAAACGAGTTGATGAACTTCGACATGGTTAATAGTCGATATTTTAAACTTCAAAAAGGCGTGAATACATTTCAAGTTGTAGGTGCTCTATTGAATAGTATTGAGTATAAAGAGGTGTTCGCATGATCTATTTATTTAATCAGACAGAAGAATTGATTGATGTAATCGATGAAGCGAGTCTTGCAGAGTTTACTCATACGGTTGAATTAAATCAGTTTGATAGAGCGAGTTTTGAAATTCCTGTAGATTACAAGCCTAACATTATCAAAGAAGCCCAGTTTTTCGGATTTCAATCACGAGACAGGGCTTTTTGTTTGTTCAGAATTTCGGAAAAATCTTATGACATCGGTTTGATTATCCAGGGGATAGACAGAGCAGAAAGCGACTTGCATTCATTCATCATCGAAGATAAGCGACCGGGCGGAAATGCCAGCGATGTTTTAAGAGAGATTTTGAAGGGCACCGGCTACCAATTAGGAAATGTTGACGGTTTGACAATCAATGGCAATATGTCTTTTTATTACATTTCCGTCAGACAGGCGCTTGTTAAATTAATTGAATCGTACGCTTGCGAGTTCAAAATTAGATATACCTTTGTCGAAAACAAGATAATCGGACGATACATTGACTTAAATCGGCGCTTTGGACGCAAAACGGGGCATCAATTTGAATATGGTTCTAACATCCTCAACATAACCTATGAAGAATCATCTGACGAGGTTGTGACGGCTTTAATCGGCCGTGGCAAGGGTGAACAAAGCACGGATAAATCAGGAGAGGCTACGGGCGGATATGGCCGTAGAATCCAGTTTAAAGATGTATCGTGGTCTGTTGCTAAAGGCGACCCTGTCGATAAGCCTGCAGGGCAGAATTATGTAGCGAATGAGACTGCTAGAAATATCTATGGCTTACATCAAAATGGCGAAATTAAGCACCGCTTTGGTGTCTATACCAACGAGGATATTGAAGACCCTGTCGAGTTGTTAAAAGCGACTTACAAGGAATTGAAACGTTTATCTATTCCTATCGTCACGTTCAAAGCCAATCTTTTGGATTTGGCCAATGCGATTGAGCAAGATATCTGGATTGGTGATAGTGTCGGAATTGTAAGAGACCAGATTGGAATAGCTTTTGAAGCTAGAATCCATAAGCTAATCATCGACAAGTTAGATGACAACCGCTCAGTCGTTGAATTGGGCGATTACCAGACATTACAAACTAAAGACCGTTCTACTCGTCAACAAGCTATCAAAGACGCAGTAAGTGGCTATAGTGAGGGTTTGATTGAAGGAGCTATAGCGAACGAGGTGGACCGTCAAAATAAGGAATTTGACGAGAAAATTCGCGTTTATAAGTTAGAGTTTGATAATGAACTGCGACGTGCGAAGGAAAGAGCCGAAGAAGTCAAACGTCAAATTTCAAGCGAAATTGACAAGAAGTTTCAGTCGTTCGACAATGCAGCAATCAATGAAGCTAGGCGAAAGGCAGAAGAAGCCCTTCGTCAGTCTGGTGCAAGCAGTTCACTCGCTCAGGAAGCCAAGCGGATTGGTGAGCGAGCAAGAGCAGATATTACTAATCTACAAGCATCATCTCAAAATGCTCTCAGCCAGATTGAAAGTTTTAAAAATCAGTATGGTACGAAGTTGAATGAAGTTAAAAGCACTGCAGACGGTATCTTGACCAAGCTTGGTACGATTGAAACGTATGTCAATAAAGACGGTCAGCGACAAGAGAGCTTGCAACGTTATGCTCGAGACGAGAGCGCTCGTCAAGTCAGCGCAATTCGTGAGCAGATATCCAGAGACTATGTTGGGAAATCGACTTATCAGGAGGATGTGAGAGGTCTAGAACGTCGGTTTAGTGCGATAAGCACGCAGACGAACAATGATATTGCTACGAAAATTGCTCAGTATAAGCAGACAGTTGATGGCCAATTCGCAAGCATCACATCTCAGATTGCTGGCAAGGTCAATCAGACGGACTTCCAGCGAGTAAGAGAGACCAGCCAGCTTTATGAGCGTATCATCGGTAGCAACGAGAATGACATCTCGAACAAGGTCGCTCGCATGGCCTTGACTAATCAACTATTTCAGGTTGAGGTCGCTAAAAGTCTTGGAAGTGACAATAACTTAATCGTCCGCTCGAAGTCGATGGACAGGCATACGCTTGTCAATGAAGGCAACACCAAGAGAGTATTCGTGAATAACGGGATATTTACCATTAGATGTACTGGAAATTCAGGATATACATTCGCAGGATTCACACTACCACTTTACATCGATAGAATGGCTAGAAGCGAGACGTATACTCTCAATTTCAAGTATCGTATTATGGGACGATTAGACCATAATTTCGTGGTTGTTGCTAAAAATCACGGAACGAATGAAACGGCTATTGCTTCAGATGTAGCCACAAGCTCAACTGCAGTTTCAAGCAGTTGGCAAGAGTTCAACGAAACATATACCATCAGCAGGGATTTTGATTTCGGGAATAGTGATAAATATCCACTCTATTTTTACTTAGCTAAAAATGGCTGGGTTGAAATTAAAGATATTATGCTCGTTCGTGCTTCTCAAACGAACGGATATAAAGCCAGTCAATTTGATGATATGTCCGAAGCCGTTCGCACGGTTCAAAGTCAGCTGGCTGGGTCGTATGCTATTCAAAACTTGAATAGTGCAGGAGATTTGATTTCAGGTCTCAATCTGGGTGCTAATGGTCACAATCGTATCACTGGTAAGCTGACCCACATCACAGGCGAGACCCTGATTGATAAGGCAGTTATCAAGTCGGCCATGGTTGATAAACTGAAAACAGCTAATTTTGAAGCAGGTTCGGTCACGACTACGATATTAGACGCTGAAGCGGTCACAGCTGACAAAGTGAGAATGGACCAAGCCTTTGCGAATAAGCTAGTGGCAAGCAACATCTTCACAGATACGCTTGCAGCTAAACAGGCCTTTATCAACAAGCTACGGTCTGTTGTAGTATCTGCTACCTTACTTGAGGGTTACAAGGGCCGTATTGGTGGATTCCAGATTGGTACTCATGAGAAAGATTCGTCTGTGTACTGGATAACTGGTCAAAACCAATTCTCGGTAGGCATGAGTAACGGTTCTGGACAATGGAATCAGACTGCCATTTGGGTCAATTGGGGCAACGATTGGGGAAGTCCAAACGATACAGCATGGTTCGTGAAACACACAGGTCAAATGTACTGTTACAATCGAGCCGAATTTTGGAATACACCAATTATCCATGGCGATTTAATGGTGACAGGTTCGATTTACTTTAACAACAAAGCCCAGGGAGGTAGAGCTGGCCATTGGGTTTATTCTGAAAAATACTCAAAAATTGAACCAGAAAACGGATATTTATATCTCTACTATAGCGGTTCAGGTTATGACTGGATTCCGATGAATAAAGATGTATCAGACCGTCGATATAAGCACAATATCGAAGACAGTACAGTCTCAGGCCTTGATGTTATCAAAAATCTTAAAACGTATAGCTATCGCAAAGAATATGATGGCAAAATCGAAGATATTTCTTGTGGTATCATGGCTCAAGATGTTCAAAAGTATATCCCAGAGGCTTTCTTTGAGAATCCTGACGGTGCATACTCTTATCGAACATTTGAACTCGTGCCTTACTTAATCAAGGCAATTCAAGAACTTAATAAAAAATTGGAGGAAATAGCATGAATGAAGCAATCAATCAGCTAGTGTTGCAATCACTAGCTACTAAATTGGCCAAAAGTGAGTTGGAATCGGCTCAAAATGAGGCGTTTTATCAACTCGCAACAAGCGAATTAAAAGCAATGAACGAGGTGCTGGAATACGATCAGGCGCTCAAAGAACTATTTGAAGAAACTAAAGCAAAAATGCAAAAAGGAGAATAGAACATGACACAAACATACGAACTAGCAAATAACCCTTATTTCCGTCAACCTGAGAACGTAACGATTGTTACTATCAAGAAAGAGCATGGTCAACGCTATAGCTACGAGCAAGCAGGATTGTCTGGTGACCGTACGCATGAAAGTCAGGAGGTGCTTATCCAGACAGTTTTGGATGTTATTAAGGCGGAACTTGACCCAGCGAGCGCTATCGTTAAAACTCAAGAGAAATTGGAAGAGGCAACTCATAAACTTGCTGAAGCCGAAGCCAAACAGACGGCAACAGACCAAGCAGTTAAGCATAACCAAGCAGAGACCGACCGTTATGGAAAGATTATCCATGCGGTCGTTTTAAATGCTGTAGCAGGCAAGACAATCGCTTATGGAACTATCTACAAGGAATTGGTAGAGTTGATTCCGCTTGCTGAAGTTGGTAAGCATTATCAGGCACATGACTTGATTACTATCGAAGACCCTAATCATGCGGAAGTAAACGGTGAAGGCAAGCGTGTCTTGATTCAACTTAACCGTGAATTTACTTACAATGGCGAACCGGTCAGCGATTTCGCTCGTAATGGTCGTCTTGAACTTGACGGGACAGGTGCAGCATGGAAGTTTGAGCCTAAAGAATAGAGGTGACTATGGACGTCTTACAATCAACAGAGCATTTTTTTATGACCGTGCTACCAGTTGCCACGCCGATTGTCGTGGCTTGGCTTGGCTATAAAATGCCGAAGAAGACCAAGGAACAGACAGACCAAATCATTTCAGAATTGAATGATGTTAAAGGGAAAATCAAAGATGTCCAAGAAACTGCATGCGATAGCAACGCCAAAATTGACGAAGTACAAGAGAAGCTGAAGTTACACGACGAGGCGCACCTGGTAACTATGAGGATGCGTCTTGATCGTGACATTCGCAGGGCCATCCGACGTGGATTCACTACTAAGGATGAGTTCTACGTGGTCGAAAACATGCACAAAAGCTACAAGGCCCTGGGCGGTAACGGCTACATTGACCACTTGTACAATAATTTTGAAGCATTGCAGATTAGGGACGACATCTTAGTTGAAGACGAGAAAGGAGCACAGAATGGCTTATGTTCTTAATTCAACCAATCTCGAACAAGTGGAAGGTGGATTTTTAGTTAAGCAAGACGATGTGGCTTCCACATTTGCCTTTTCTTTACTTGATGAAAATCATGATTCGATTCCACAGCTTGAAGGCCAAGAGGCATCTATCACGTTGACGAGAGGTCAGGAGCAATTACGCAAGACGGCAGTCGTGACTAATGGTGCGGTTTCCTTTAACTTGGGCGTGATTTTACCTGCCGGCTTATATCGAATCGAGGTATCTGTAGGTGGATATACATTCCCAAGCGACGACTCGACTCAAATCCGAATCACAAAATCGGATAAGAACCTGGTCACAAACGAAATCCACGCTCTCAAAGAGTTGGATATCGCTGAAGAAGTAAAAAAACAACTTGCAGAAAGAACTGTAGGTAGTGACGGCACGGTAAGTCAGGAATTTCCTGACTTGCTTTTTTACTACAATTTAGGAAAGGTGTAGAACAATGGACACAACAAAATTAACGGCATTTGCGCAAGCAGTTGGGGTTGACATCAAGGAATTGAAACAGCTGCTTAATGGCAAAGTTGACAATGCGACAGTCATACAACTGATTGAACAAGCTAAAACAGCAGTTAAGAATGATATTCTGGGCGAGGGAGTCCCTGAAAATCTTGACACTCTTAAAGAGATCGCTGAGAAAATCGCTAGCATGAGCGGAAGTACTGAAAGCGCAGTTGTTCAAAAGATTTCAGATTTAGGCACACGACTTGACTCTTTTGCAAATCTCGACCTGGTTGCAACGTATAATGCAGCGAAAGCGTGATTGCTATGAGCAATTTAGAGGAATTCGCTCAAGCAGTCGGTCGGGATGTGAAGGCACTGAATCAAAAGCCTGAACCAAGGCTGGTCTTGACAGGAAATACCCTCGGAATTGTCGGGGGTAATAATGTCACTCTCCCACTTCCTGAGAATGTAGGTCATGAAATACGTGGCACAGGCTCACCAGAAGGGCGTATCACTGCCGAAATAGGGACGACCTATGTCGATGTCAATGTGACGAATGGCGCTCTAAAATGGATTAAAGAAAAGGGTACTAACAACACTGGCTGGAGGGTTCTGATTGGCGATACTGGTTGGAGAACCTTGCCTATAATCAACAAGAGAGGTAATGCAAAGGTACAAGTCAGAAGAATTAATGATGAGATTGTCGTTAAGTTTGACGGTTTGTCTTGGGGTTGGTTCGGTGTTGACGATTTAAGCAAGCAAGGTGGAAATATTGTTGATAAGAATATCGCTGGCAAGAAATACACATGGATTTCATTAAAGTTAACAGAAGGTTTTCAAATACTGCCACTAGGTTTTAGAAGTGCAAGCTCTCTACTATCTGGCCTATATGGAGACTTAGGTGACTTACTTGGCAGTGTCTATGTGGGCGGTAAAGAAGATAGTAATGTTATTCAGTTGAGGTATGCTATGGCAAGAAATGAACTAACTAGTAATATCTTATCTCAAATACGTATTAGCCCAGTAGTATTCACGACAGACGATCCATGGCCTACGAAATTGCCATAAGAAAGGAAAACATATGACACAACTAAATGAATTTATTATTGCTTTTGCTACAGGCTTTTTAGCAGTAGCCACAGGAAGTATCGTGAAAGCAGTGAAAGACTACCTTTTGCGAAAAGGTGGAGATAAAGCTGTAAAAATCGCTGAAATCCTTGCTAAGAACGCAGTCAATGCCGTTGAGCAGGTAGCAGCTGAAACAGGCTACAAAGGCGAAGAAAAGCTGGAACAGGCTCGTGATAAAGTCCGAGCTGAGCTTACAAAATACAATATCAGCATGACTGACAAAGATTTAGACACCTTTGTCGAGTCAGCGGTCAAGCAGATGAACGACGCTTGGAAAGGAGATGATGCTAATGTCTAAGAAACAAGATATGATTAACGACCTCATGGCTCACGCTGATGCAGGGACTGGGGTTGACTATGATAAGAGGTACGGCTATCAATGTGCTGATGTGACGTGCTACGGAATCTACGAGTATTTCGGCACTCGTCTATGGGGAAATGCGATTGATTTGCTACGGTCTGCAGAATCAGCAGGCTTACAAGTCGTCTATGGCGCTCAATATCCTAAGGCTGGCTGGTTCTTCGTTAAGAACTTCGTGGCAGGTGATGGAGTGAATTATGGCCATACTGGTCTTGTCTACGAGGACTCTGACGGCTCTACAATCAAGACTATTGAACAGAATATTGATGGCAACTGGGACTATCTTGAAGTTGGTGGGCCTTGTCGCTACAACGAGCGCTCTGTTGATTCGATTGTGGGGTATATCGTTCCGCCTGAAGAAGACGAATCAGGATGGAAACATGATGAGACCGGCTGGTGGTGGCGTCGTAAAGACGGCTCATATCCAACCGCTAAATTTGAGGCAATAGATGGAAATTGGTTCTATTTCAACGATAATGGCTACATGTATGCCGAACAATGGCTACTTCATACAGATGGTAAGTGGTACTGGTTTGACAAAGATGGCTATATGGCCAATAGTGGATGGAAGAAAATCAATGGCAAGTGGTACTATTTCAATGCAGACGGTGCTATGCAGACTGGATGGGTTAAATACTATGAGAAATGGTATTATCTCAATTCAGAGAATGGCGATATGGTATCGAACACTTTCGTACCGTACAACGGTGGCTATTACCTCATGCTTGAAGATGGTCGCTTAGCTGAAAAAGAAAGCTTCAAAATCGAGCCAGATGGCTTAATTACTACGAAATAATTTTAAAAAAATAAAATGAAAGGAAAACTTTTCTAAAATGTTTATCTACCGCAGGCTCAGGCTTGCGGTTTTTTTGTTTGTCTGAAATACGCTTGATAATCGCTTGAAATTCCTGAAAAACATTTATAGGTAGAAGGCTAAGAGCATTATTTTTCGCTTGAATATCGTTTGTTTTCTATGAAAGTAGAAAAAAACAGTGATTTTTCACTGCTTTTTTATTTTTTCTACGAATAGATAAGTAGGAGGAATAAAAATGAAGATTTTAAATATTGAACTTGCAAGCGTAGAGCAGACAGACTTAGGTTTTGAGCATTGGGTAGATGTGATTTACCAGGTTCCGATTTTGAAAAATGAGTACACGGTCAAGCTGTTGCTGCTCATGGAATGCAAGATAGAGGACCAAGAGGTTATTGAGTATATGGTCAGCACTTGGAAGTATCGTGATCTCGTGTTTCATTCATTGCAGATGTATGAAATGGAACGCAATGTTCACACTTAACACCTCGCCCCAAATTCGCCCCAAAAAACTTATTTTTTTATATTTTTTAATCGTTTTTATTTCGAGGAAATCCACAAATAATAACAAATTGTGAATATAGATATATAGGAATACGTCTGCAGGGGGCATTCAAGAAGCGTAAAGAAACATAAAGAAACAAAAAAACACTGGATAACCAGTGTTTTTTGTTAGTTTTTAACTAGCAAGCCCCTCATATCAAGCGCTTGTATGGTATAATAATGGAAAACGTTAACATTGATTTTTAAGGTAGTTCTATCATGCTGAAATACCAAATAAAAAATACTATGAATGCTCTACAAGTTTAGTCTAAAAGGGATATAAGAAAAGGAAGAAAAATGAAAATTTCTGGTACAAGGTCTATCATCACATTTGACTATGAAAATGGTTATGTTTTAAAAGCAAAGGGAGAATTGTTGACCGATGGAAGTTTTACTGTATATAGGTCAAGTATACAGAATTGGGAGCCACCATACAACCACATTCGTATCACACAGAACAAGATAGATAAACTTGTCGAGGAAGTGTATTGCATGATGACTGAGCAAACAATACAGATCGAATTTATCTGAGTTAGAGTAGGAGAAGGATGATGGAAATCGATTACAGTGAACGGATGGTCATATGGGAGTGGGATGGTTCTGCAATAAAGATAGAACTACCAGATATCATTCATGCAGAATATGATAAAGATGAGAACATTGTTATCGTCTATAGTGGAGAAAACTTTGTAAGTAAAATCATTTTCTACTTTAGTTTAGAAGGAAATTTGTTAGGGCAACAAAATCTACTAGAAGGAACCCTAGATTGGAATCATAATGGGAAGCATCAGATTAGTTTTCATCATTTACATTGTCTTCGCTTTAGCCCTAAATATCAGCGTATCTTGAGCATATTTCGTTCATCAAACGATTTTGACGTTCCATCAGAACTAGAGGTTTATAATTTAGAATGTGAGAAAATCGACCAAATTGAATCTCTTGCAGGATTTACTATGCTATATATTTCTGAGATAAGTAAGAAGAAACTGAGAATTGTATGCGAGGCTCTTAAAGATGATTGTTTTGATAAATCTGGTCGAAGTGATTTCTATTTTAATTTAGATTTAGAAACTAGAAAATGGGTAAAAGATGGCTTCGCCTATTGAGGAAGAAAAAGAAGCCTGATTTTATGATATTCTGGTTGAGAGAAAAACTTGCACTAGGAGAATACAAATGAAACCAACAAGACTACAATGGGAAGATGTTATCCAGTTTGAAGAAGTAAAAGGTTACGGTCAGCATATCTGGAGAGATGGTAATCATCTTTATTACGTTACCGAGGAGGGAGGAATTGCCCCTCAGCGTGTGGTTTATGAATTACCAAATGAGTTATTTGCCTTATTAGAAAGTGGGGAGAGAACACCACTAGAAGTATCTTGGAAGATTAAACACGATTCTTGGCCACCGACGGAAGAAGAGAGAAAAGAGTCTAGAAGAAAATTTATAAGTAAATATCCAGCTTCTTTGATAGATGTCCCCGAAAATAGGAAACTGTTCTCTAAGGAAGAACTTGAAGAATTGATTCCAACTGCTGAGAAACAGTGGATCGAATCTGAAGGCAAACTTCCAGATGATTATGTATCACCACTTAAGTAAGGAAGGTATAAAATGAAACCAACAAACCTTGAATGGGAAGATATTATCCAGTTTAAAGAAGTAGAAGGATACGGGAAGTCAATCTGGAAAAATGAGGACAAGTATTATTTGTTTTTAGAAGAAGGAACCGTGGCTTCTTGGTTAGCAGTCTATGATTTACCACAAGAATTATTTACCTTACTAGAGAGTGGAGAACGGACTCTACTTGAAATATCTTGCAAAGTTAAGCACGATTATTGGCCACCGACGGAAGAAGAAAAGAAAGCTAGTGAAAAACGATTTATAGAAGAGAGTCCTACATCATTAATTGATTTACCTGAAACTAGAGAGTTATTTACTCAGGAAGAGCTTGAAAGATTAATTCCAATTGCTGAGCAAATGTGGATTGACTGGAGAGGCAAACTTCCAGATGATTATGTATCACCACTTAAGTAAGGAAGGTATAAAATGAAACCAACAAATCTAGAATGGGAAGATGTTATCCAGTTTGAAGAAGTTGAAGGATATGGGAAATCCATCTGGAGAAATGATAACAAGTATTATTTAGTTTCAGAAGAGGGAACTGTGGCTTCTTGGTTAGTAGTCTATGAATTACCAAATGAACTGTTTGCCTTATTAGATAGTGGGGAAAGAACGCTACGTGAAGTATCTTGGAAGATTCAGAACGATTCTTGGCCACCGAACGTGACACAAGAAGAAGCTGATAGAAATTTCCTGAGGCAATATCCAGAAGCTTTAAGAGGAAATCCTAAAGCGCAAGCCTTATTCACAAAGGCCGAACTGGAAGAAATATTACCCGAAGGTGCTGAAATTCTAGCGTGTAGCGATTAAGAAAAGAAAACTAAGCTTAATAAAATCAAAATGGTAAATTTTGCAGAGAACGAACTAAGTCTTTTCGGAATTGGAGATATGAAAGATTATCAAATGAAAAATTACAGAAAACTCTTGTTAGAAGCTATCCAAGCAGGCGATGTTGCTGGGATTTTGCGAGGTGAAAAAAGATATTGTATAGAGCCTCCGACCTCTGTACCAGATGTTTTTCCGACAGATATTTGCCAAGTACTAACTGAGTATTTCTACAAGCAAAATGATATTGACAAGATTCAAGATTTATTAGAAGGCAGTCTTATAGAGCTATCGCAGCGTTCTGCAGTTGATTTGTATATTTCAGTTTTGTTTTTTGATGCAATCCTTTTTATGCAAGAAAAAAATATAGCGAGCTTTACAATCCATACGTCGACAGTTGCCCAAGCAATTGCTAAAGGAATTAAGGATTATCAAGAGGAATTGAACGACAGCATCACTTTCCCAAACGGTCTTGTGAAAATAAAACTAATGAACCAGCTGGAAAGATTCAATCAAAAATATCAAAAGAATGAACGGTTTTCCATTATTGAGAAATAGTGATGGTTCTTGTAACACTCTATAGATAAACTGTTAATTGGGACAATAATATGAATAATAATTTGAATTTAGATTTGTTAAAACAAGATGTAGAAAAAGAAATCAGAGAAAAAGGCTTTGAAAATCTTTATTATGCTCTATTTGATGAGCATAGTAGTCAACTTTGGGCTATACATCTATACTATCGAGATGGGAAGTTTATGGTAAATAGTCGGGACGACCGGACCTATATAATGGGGAAAACAAGGGAGTTTGACAATTTTGAAGAGGCAAAGCTATCTTTTCTTAATTTAATGGAGTCTTTTATCGAAATGAACAGATATTTTGTACAGAATGGAGATTCACCCTACTATTCTTGTAGTTTGTGGGATGAAAAAGGAGATGTCTAGAAGATGAGAGACGAAGCCCAAGAACGTTTAGAACTGTTATCAGCCATTCAAGATTTAGGATACGAAAGTTTGAGATATTCTATTTTTAACGAATATGGTCCTGGTGAATGGGAAGTGGTAATCGAATTTGACGATTCTAAGCAAGTGTACAATGTTTACGCTACCATGGATCGAGCAAGTTATAATAAAAAATTAGAATTTGATAATTTTGAGGATGCCAAAAATAAATTTATAGAAAAACTAGATCTTACTATAGAAATAAATAAACTTTTTGTAGAAAATGGGGAAGTTCCTGAATACTCCTCCCCGTTATGGGACAAAATCGAAGCTGACATTGAGAACATGAAATGCATAGTTGAACAAGAAATTGAAAAACGTCATTATGAGAGCTTACATTATGTTCTATTTGACGAAACAAAACAGCTTCCTTGGGCATTTCATCTTTATCAGAAAAATGGAAAATTTTATGTTGATGGTCGAGATGATCGATCATATATAGTTGGACATAGTAAAGAGTACGATAATTTTGGAAGTGCAAAGAAAGATTTTTTTGAAAAATTAGAACTCGTTATAGAAACTAATAAACTGAATATACAATTAGGATTGCCAGTAGAATATACATCACCATTATGGGATGAAAAAGAGGATAACTAGAAGATGAGAGACGAAGCCAAAGAACGTTCTGAACTTTTATTAGCCATTCAAGATTTAGGATATGAGTCTTTAAGATATTCTATTTTTAATGAACACAGACTTTCTGAGTGGGAAACTAGGATAGATTATAATCCAGAATTGAAATTGTATGAAGTTTACTCAACAATGGATCGAGCGAGTACAGGAAGTATTTTTAAGTTTAAGACATTTGAAGAAGCAAAAGAGAGATTTATCCATAATCTAAAGTTAACAGTTTTTCAAAATAAAACTTCCGTTGAAAATGGAGAAGTTTCTGAATATTCCTCTCCATTATGGGATAAACTAGATATCGATATTGAATCTTTGAAAAATATAGTGGAAAAGGAGATTAAAGAAAGAGGTTTTGAAAGCTTGTCTTATGTCTTGTTTGATGAAGATAGCAGTCAACCTTGGGCAACACATTTGTTTTTTAAAAATGGCAAATTTCAAATTAACAGTAGGGATGAACGCTCATATATTGTGGGGAAAACATGGGAGTTTGATACGATGAATGAAGCAAAGGATGAGTTCCTTAAGATTCTAAGTCGAACAGTTCATGCGGAACAGTTGGCTAATGAACTTGGTTTTTCGCACCCCTATCCTTCGCCACTATGGGACGAGGAAGGAAAAAGATTTAATTTGAGGCAGGATATGTGAATCTTGTAAAAGATGTGTTTATCTTTCTAGGTCATTGAGAACTAGCTAAAGTTTAGTTAGTACGAAAGAGAAGATAAATGATTTTGAAGAAAGAATAAATTAGTAGACATTTGGTAAAAGACAAAGGAGATGAGAATGGAAACTATTTATTTAAGTCAAAAAGACATGTTGGAAATCTGTCAAGAGGGGGATAAGTATTTTTTACGTTATCCAACTTTTAATATTACCATGCCAGAAGTGGTTCAAGAAATTCCCAAAGAAGCTGCCAATAGCTATATATCGGGAGAACATACTGGTAAAGAGTTGATGAATTATGCGCAATATGGTTTTTGGAAATCAAAAAAGCAATATACACAGGAAGAGTCAGACAAAATTTTTATACGAAATAATCCTGATTTAATTTTTAATGATTTACTTGATAACAAAAAAATATTTTCTCCTGGAGAATTTACTCAAATTGCCACCCAAGCCATCGTTTCAAAATTGAAACCTAGCGAACTTGACGCTATTGGTATAGTTGATAATCATTTAGAGCTTCTTCTGGTGGATCCAGTCGGCTGGCAGGAAGAGATAGAAGCAGTCCATCTTGAAATTCTGCAAGAAAAAATTAACAATTATATTCACTTCCTCGAAAGCAAGCAGTATGTGGAGCGATATGGCGATAGCTTTGACAAAAAAGTCATCCATATCACATTCCAGTACTCCCCATCTGATAATGGATTGGTCTTTCTTGCTGAGGTTCAGAAAGTGTTACAACCCACAGATATGAGTTTGAAGGTAGAATTACCGGAGTGATAAAGAGGGCGAAAGACGCTCTCTTTTTGTGGTATAATGTGACTAGATTGTCAAAACTTTTTTTAAACAGGTAAAAATAGGATATAGTTAGGAATTCTAATGATTATAAATAATACAGTTATCAACAAACAATTAACAAAAGAAATATTTAATAATAATTTTAAAGTTTATCTTCAACAAGATGAAAGTTCTAATTTATTTAAGTTAAAATCCCCCGTTAAGATTGAAGGATTAGAATTTTGGGCAGATTTTAATTTTAAAAATAACATTCTTGAATCTTTAAAGTTATGTATTTATCAATCAAATGCTCCGATAAATTATTCGAATATGTTTGAATATAAACTACAAGATATAAAAGGAATACAGGATAAGTGGTTAGAAAAACAATATGGTAGATTTTCCGAAAAGAGTACATACTCTAGTAAATTTAATACCTCTTTTGCGGAAATAATATCATATATCGATACAAAATCAGGTGAGACCAGTATTCTATTCTTGTTTAGCAAATAATTATTATTTATGAATAATGGAATGAGGTAAAAATAATGCAGTTAAAGCAAGAATTAATAGAGTTACTATTAAAAATAGGGGAAACAAATCTGAATCGGTCGGACTTATTTTCAGAAGAAAAACCATCTCTATTCTTACCGGAAGGACGTACTATTTATTTAGAGGGCGATCACTATTACATTGTTGGTGTCGAACGTGGCAAAATAAATTCTGAGAAAAAATTTGCTAATAAGGAAGATATACTTTATGATCTTTTACAATCATATGTTACTAGAATAGCATCAAAGAATGCATGGACGAATGCTAATGGAGATTTTGAACGTTATAATAGCCTTCTTCAAGAAGAACAAATTCGCTTATTTAGTATAATTGATCCTAAGTATGGAGAGAGAAGAAGGAAGGAAGCAACCTCAAAATTCTCTTTACTTAAAAAGTCATAAAACTAACGGAGAAACTACAATGACAAAAGAAGAGTTACTTACTTTTTTAGAGTGTAATCGAAGTAAGCTTAAATATCATACAGTCTATCTAAACAAAAAAGCATTAGAGCAGTTCGCAATAGGGTATTTTCTGGATTCGAAATCAAATAAATTTCTGGTGTATGAAGTGTCAGAGCGTCAGAGTTTAATTAAAATTGCTTCCTTTAAAAATGAAGAAGAAGCTATTGAGAAAGTTTATGAGATAGTCAAATTTAGATGTCGTATGTGAACTAGATTTCTATTAATAAGTAAAGAATGTTATGGAGAATAGCATGATGACCAATTTAAAAGAAGAACTGACAGATTCGTTATCTGAATTAATAGAGTTTCTATCAAATTACAAGGAAAAAAATAATGTTAATAATTTCATTGGTATCCTTGAGGAAATGCAGTTTATCCTACAAAGTATAGGAAAACCCCAGATACCAGCTGAAACGATGAACCAACTACAAAAAATGTACAAAAGTATGTTTTTCCCAAGAGATGGTTTATCGGATTTTTATGTTTTTGATTCGGACGCTTCATACATGAAAAGAAAAAATGAACAATTTTCTTTATTGATAAAAAGAATTGACAGCTTATTAAAAGACTAGACAGCTGATGAACGTTTCCATAAGGTTGGGTTGGAAAGTAACAAAATAGGGGTGAATAATGATTGCAATTTATCGGGGTAAAAAATATCATGTTTCAAAAGGTCTTAGTAATAATGATTGGATTGTTCTGACTAGTGATACAAAGGATGAGGGATTTAATAATTATGTAGATTCTTGGGGAGAAGAAATTGATGATTTCTTTTCAAAAAAAGTCAAAATGGAAGAGCTAGACTATCTATACAAGATTCATTATGAGATTCAATATAAGGGGCATTCTTTTTATGTTAGTAGTGGGATGATTCGAAGGAATATTGAGAAAGATTGGTTTGAAATAAAACCAAGCGCCAATCAAAATCAAATAAAGGATGAGTTGGGATTCAAGCAGATAAACAAATTAGAATGGGCAAAAGAGATTAGCCGAAAAGACATTGAAGTCTTAAAAATAGTCGAAACACCTTTAGGAATCTTTAAAGATCAGGGAGTTAAAGTAAAAAGTTTAGAATGCCAAGCCATTGATAACTTTTTAAATTCTATTGAAAAGTAATGTTGTGATACTGTGGTTTCAATCTAATAGAAGAAAAAAATGGAATCTGTTTCGAGGAAATGATAATGTTTGATAATGAATATATTGTAAGTTTGAAAAGGTTTATCAGAAATGTCGAAATTGTTTCAATAAATAACAAGTTGCAGGCATATGATAATGTGGATATTATTTATATTCTAGAAAAAAGAGAAGACGAATTTGTTATTTCACTAAATGAAAGAGGGGTTATTTTAGAATATTGTAAAATTCGTAACAAGGAGTTAGCTCAACTCTATTTTGCTATCTTTGTTAAAAGAGGTGTTACAGATTTTGAATTCCCCTTGATGACTTTAATAAATGATATAGAGGATATCGAAATTCTGAAAGAATACTTAACTAGAGAACAACTTGATAACTTTTATTCGGTTGACTCTAGGACTAAAGGAAAAATAAATTTTTCTTCAGAGTTAAACAAAATTTATTACATAGATGCAAGTGACAATGAATACAATCTCTTTTCTCCACCAAACAGAATATTTCAAACCTTCTATGTATCAATTGTAAAATTAAAAACCATGAAGGAGTGGTTGATTCAACTGAATGATGCTAATGGACTAGGAGATCAATATGAGGCTACTTTGCTAGGGTATAGTTCAGAGGGGCTAAGTAGAAGTGATCTGTTTGTGATTAAGGAGAAATGATGGAAAAAATTTGCTTTACTTATGGAAATTTTCGGTATTTAGTATTTGAATTCAATCATCAATACTATCTACTTGATAGAAGACCATGTCATTTGATAGGATATCTTTTTCCACCTATAAATTGGCTTTTCTTTCAACATGTGTATCCCATTACATCGGATGAGTATTGTAAAATAAAAGAAAAAACTGGACGTGCTACAAAACTCACTGTTTCAGCTTCTCTCGGTGCTGGACTGAGTGTCTTTTTATATAATTTGTTACGCGTGAACAAGATTGATATCACTAAGTATTTTGAAACGAATCTTTCAAGTTTTACGACAGTGGCACTTTTTTTAATGACTTTTCTTTTAACATATGTTCTGGTTGAATTATTTTACTATTCTCGGAAAAGAAGGATGGCCTCCGTGCTAGGGCGCGAACTTAGGCATTTACAATACTATAAAATCACACCAGTAAAAATTGACTTTAAACAATTGCTAGGCTTTTTAGTAGTTATTGGTGGACTAGCATTTTTTATGTCCTTGTATTATTTTTACTCAGGTAACTTACTTTTTGGTTTAATGGCTAATGCAATCATCTTTTTATATTTATCGGCTTCTAATGTTGCATTTGGAACTGAAAGTCATCACTTATATAAAATAAATGATAAAATACTAAAATAAGATATCGCCGATATCGAGATACTCCTCGAAGCTTGGGAAAAACTCATGTTTTCTTAAATTAGTAAGGATTAGAATGCAAAAAATAAAATTATATTATAAAGGGAATCTTCGATACCTATTATTTCATTATCAGGGGAGACAGTATCTATTAGATAGATCTCCTAAACATTTTTTCGGATATTTCTGTTTGCCTCTAAACTGGTATTTTTATCAGAAAGTTTATGCTATCTCAGATGAAGAACTTGTTAAAATCGAAGAAAAAAACGCTAAGGAGAGCAAATTTATCCTTCCAACGTCATTAGCTGCAGGATTGGCAGTTTTTGTGAATGCCTGGGCTCATATGAACCATATCGATTTATTTGCCAACTTTTATGTGAATTTTTCGATAGTAACTAGCTTGGTTTTAGTAGTTATTGGTCTATTATTATCTTTTAGTTTGCTTCAACTTTTATATTCTAAAAAGAAAAACAGCTTGGAAAAATTACTCAATAGATCGTTGGAGCAATCTATTTATTTTAAGATAAAACCAGTAAATTCATTGATTTTTTATGTCAAAATGCTTGCTTTAAGATTGTGTGTTTTTGCTTTAGCTCTTATATTTGCTCTGGCATTCATATATTTGAAGAACATTAGCATGCTTTGTTTAATGATGTTAATAATGTTCATATTTCTAGGGACTGTCAACATTGCATTTGCACCTGGAGAAGAACGGGAATATGAGATAGTTGAAGTTAGGTCAAATCATAGTAAAAATTAAACGAAGTGATTAAAGTTAATAAGGAATTCAATTATGAAGAACCAATACACGCAATATATTAAGCAATTACAAGAGTTGATTAACTTGGAATATCCGAGCCAGAAACGATATCCTGGGATCATTCAGGATATTTACAAGCTGACTGAATGTATAGGACGAGGAGAAACGACGGATGAAGTCAGCTTTTTTAGTCTAGCAAGAAGATTTGTAGATGAGACCATGGATTATAAAAGCGATATTTTAGTTGTCTTAAAACAGTTGGAGAAAGAACTGAACAAAGGAAATGAAAGAAAATAGAAAACATTATAAAGGACTAGTTCATCTAGTAGAATTTAAGAACAAATTAGTCTATTGTGACTTAAAGACAAAGAAATTGTATTTTTCAATTCCAGAAAAAACTTCTAAGAGTCAACAGTACATTATATTTTCACTGGTGTTGCTCGTTCTTCCATTTATAAGATTTCTGAATGGATTGACAATCTTTAGTATACCTGCTCACAAGTTTCTTTATTTGATTTTATTCTCTTGTCTTTCCTTATTTATCGGAAAATTGCTAGATGTCTATTTTAAGAAAGATTTGGATTTGTATCCGGCTCTATTTACAGATTTGGAGTACTTAGAGTTCTTAGAAGTATCGAAGAAAAATGCGGCTATCATATTATTCTTTATACGTTGTAGTCTTATCAGTCTGCTAGTATTTGTACTAGTCTATCTGTCATATCCTAGTTTTTTGCCATTATTTTTCCACTCGATGCTTTTGTTTATTCTCTATTTGTATTTAGCCAATAATTTGCACAAGCGGAAGAAGGTAATGGAGAGTTTGATAAGAAATGCACGTACCAACTAG